AACTAGAGTTTTTTAAAATAGAGTCGTTTGTCGAAATAAAATAATATTTTTGAAGATTTAATGTATCTTCATTATACACTCTAATAAAAAAACAGTAGAAAAACAAAATAATAATAAGATTTTATAGAATAAAGGAAGAGTAAACCTCAATTCTTAGTAAATAATATTTGGATCATTAGGAATATCCATCTTAGGTGAGTTTGGAGTATACAAAGGATTACTTTCAATGACTTCACTAAGCAACTCATCTTCAGAATTATACAATTGTACTCTCCTATATTTCCCACTCAATCGGCCTCTCCATCCCCAAGGCCCATCTTCTTTAATTCCAAAGTCAATTTGGATTTTCATTCCATTTGGTAAATTTATAATATCTGATTCATCATCACCGACAATAGTTAACATTAATCCACCTCACTTAAAATTCAAAATTAATTTCATCAGTACTCTCTTTAAATGTATCTGCAGCATCATCTATTAGGTGAATTAAATGAGGATATTTTTTAAATAATTCATCAAATAACCTATTTTGTTCCTCTTTTTCACTTTCCCCATCAATAGTATACTCCCCATACCTATAATCCACAATAAATTGCTCTTGATTTGATATTAACTTTGGAAAATAAGGCTTTGCATACCTCCTAACATGATTATGAATAATAGGTGGTAGCAGCACATCATTAATGGAGGTAATTTCATCAATATTCTCTAGTAAAAATGATATATTCACCATTCAATCACCTAACTCAATTTTATATTTATATCTCTTGAATTAAATACTTCATCAAAATCATATTTATTCAATATTCTTAATTTAGCGTAGTCATGTCCGTCTTTTTTACCTAACTTTAAAATTTCTACTTTGGTATCTTTTTGTAGTAAAAATTCCATTTCTGCTTTAAATTTATCAGGGGAAATCGGGGCCATGTATGCCCCTCTAGTTCCTGCAGGAGCTTCAATCTCAAGATATGCTGTGATTGTTTTTTTAGAATTTTCTTCAAAGTATTTCATACCTTCTTTAGTTATTGCTGTGGAGTTAATACCTTCTAAAGTAACAATATCTCCTACTTTTGGATTTTCACCTAAATGAAAGTGAGTTTCACATCTCCACAGAGTAGTTGGTTTTTTGAGTTGATTATTTAACATATTGATTATTTTTACTGAATTATATGCGGTTTCCCTAGAGAAATTTAATGCAACTTCCATATTTGAATCCAGCCCGTTATCCAGTCTCCATTGAGCATATTTTTGTACATTCCCTTCACATTCATATAAAAAAGTACGATATTTTTTATAATCTGAACCTAACCAATCAAAGGACATATCTTTTTCAAATTGGCTGAATTTCCTTGTGTCAATTGTAAATAAATCTTCTAAATTTGATATGTCTGGATGCAATCCATCTGCATAACACCCTTTGAGTTTAAGATAATCTGAAGATTTTACTTCTTTCCATTTAATAGTAGGGCTGTATATTTCACCAGGAGTTTTCTCAAGTTGAATTAGATCATTAACATCCCATCCATCAAAAAATCCATGTTCGGATAATATTTTATAATTTTTATGATAATCTTTTTCTGCGGAGTATTCCAAACCTTTATTTTGAACTCTCACACTATAATATTCATTAAAATCTCTCCTAGCTTTTAAAAATTCTAATCTTTTAGTTTCTTTAGGAGTTAATCCATCCAAATAATATTTTTTAATAAATAATTTATCCAGTTCTTCGCTTTCATTCACTTCTAAAGCAGAAATATCCAATCTTTTGTATTCGTCAGGTAATCTATATTTAAAATTATCTTCACGATTAACTGTAACAAGATAAATTATATCATCTGTGTTAATATCAGGCAAATTCCATTTGGATTTGTATTTTTTATATAATTCAAAATATGTTTGGGATTCATTAATGTCCAATCCTTGGAGTTCTAAATTATGTTCAAAGTAATTTTCATCAAGCATTTTTTCATGTAATTTAGAAAATTCTACTCTGTCATCTAATTCTTTATAAATTTTCTTTTGTTCTGGAGATAGAATGTTTTTGTTTAATTTAAGTGTTGAATGAATTTCTTTGTCTTTTTTAGATAATTGCAATCCTGTTGGGGATTTAAATGACTTTGATTTAATTTTTAAATTAACGTTATTTACCTTAATAGATGATAATGGTTTCCAATCTTTGAATTTTACATGTAACTCCATTAAATAATCCCAATCAAAAGATGGGTCTCCCATTGCTGAACGGTCAATAACTTGATTACGTAGATTATTATAATATTCTCTTTCTTTTAATTGGAGCATTGTTCTTTTATCTAAAAAGCCTATACTTTCCTGACTTTCCAATTCTTTTAGTAATGCTTTTTCTTGAGAACTTAATGCAAATGAATCAGGTTTCGATGCAAGTATCTCTTGCCTCATTTTTACTCTAGGAGGAACTTCTTCCACTTCTTTAATGATTGTGTTTACATTTAATTTGTCTTTTAATTTTTCATGTAACTCCAAATACTTTTTTTGTTCAAAAGTATTAGCTTCACCAGTTACCATTTGATTTCTTGCATAATTATAAGCATTTTTATCTTCTAAAAATTGTAATTCTTTAGCTTCAGATTTTTTCAAAGGTTTGCCTTCCATAGATAAATCTATCTGTTTATGTTTTAATTCAACGAATTTAGACCTTTCCTTTTCTGTAAGAGCAAACTTATCTAATTCTATATCTTTCCATTGTTTATAAGAAATATTATAATTCTTATCAAATTCCCCATTCAATACTTTCTTGATCACTTTTGTCTTTTCAGGGAACATCTTCTCAAAATCTTTGGGTGAATGGATGTACATTTTCATAGATTCTGCAAAATCTTCAGAATAAGGGCCTTGGTGATAAGATAACTTCTGTTTTAAAGCTTGTTCTGTAAAATCTTTTGAATATGGAGTAACCCACGTTTCTTCTAATGAATATCCCATTTCCAATAATCTTTTTCTATCTTTATTAAAAGCACGGACATACTCTTTACTACTACTAATATACCAATATTCATCTTTTTCCAGGTTATGTGCGGATTCATGTACTAATGTTTTAATACTCTCAGGAAGTGATTTTTTGAATTGAACAATACGATTACCTTCACCAACACAAACATATCCTCCAAGTTTGTAATCTTGAAGGATACCTTTGATTCTAGGGTCTTGACTACTCAATACAATTTCATTAGTATTCTGTAATTTTTTAGGTAAATTTTTATATGCTTTATACAAACCTCTTACCCTTGAAGTATCCATATCTACAGATTCTATAATTGTCAAATTCTCTTTCTTAAAATGGTATCTGATGAATTTTTCCCCATGATTAAATTGTTCATATTCCTTTGTTTTAGGATTCCAAGAAGAGTATTGATTACCTAATTGTGGATTTTTCCAGTTTATACTTCTCAAATCAGTATCCACATATAAATTAGTATCTCTAATTATTTTTTCATAATCTGCCATGTCTTCAATAATCTCAGATAATTCATCTTTTGCCCAGTCTAATTCCTTCCCATTTTCAGTATAACTCATGAAACTTCGCCTATCTCTCAACGCGAAAAATCCTCCCAAATCTTCTAAGTCATCTAATCTTGAATAATCCCCATTTTCAATAGCTTCTTTTAGTATATCATGATTATTTTTAAGACGGAAATAAACTTGTTTTTCTTGAGGGGTCAATCTATTGTAATCTATGACTTTATTAACATTATCTACTTCATCAACTAATTTTTCGTAATATTGAGGGTATTCCTTTTTTAATGATTCTAATTGAAGTTTTGCTTTTTTAGATAAATTTTTACCACTTAACTCTTTTTCAACAGAATTTAAAAACTGAGGTCTCACATAGTCATCATAATGTGCTACTGGATTTGAACGTTCAACATACCTTTTCAATTTTTTCCTAAATCCCGTAATATACTCTAAATCTTCTTTTGATAATTCTTGTTCTGGAGTAAATTCAATAGAATTATTTTTCATATTTTGATTAAATTGATTAATTAACTCTTCATTGCTCCATTTGTCTAATGTTACTACTAAATCAGATTCTCTAAATCTAGTCATACCACTAGGCACAGCATAACCTGGCGGACAAAACCAAGGAATAGCACCACACCTACAATTAATGAATTCACTTAACTTACCATTAGTATCTCCAGGATATTTTAAACCATTACTAAAAGTAGATCCCATTAATATAATTTCACCATCCAAGTCTGCATGAGTATCCCTTACACGGCTGTCATGTGCAGCAGCCCATTGAATATACTGTACATCCATATCTTGATAAGATTGTAATACTCCTTGCATGTGGCTGCCATGTATTTCAGTTCTTGCAATCCTGTTAGCTTCCCATGTTTTAAATTGATTGAATCTTTTTTCTATACGATTTCCTACATCGTTGATTCCTTTTCCATCCCTGTATCCTTCAGTTATAATCCCATTGATGTCTTTATCTACACGTGCTAAAGTTTTTTCACTTGCAACGAATGTTTTATTAGTTAAATGTTCTGCACTATAATCAGATGTTGCAAATAACTCATCTTTTTTAATAATAGCACTCATAGGAATTTTTGTAGTATCTGCTTTTACCGCACCAGTCAATCGGGAATAATTTTTAGCATACTGTTTAGCATTGCTTACCAGTCTTTTTCCTTGACTTTTACCTTTTTTATACTCACGAAGTATGTATTTTTCAATAGTTTCATAGTATAATCTATGATATTCATGGATAGGAGATAAAATTAAATCCATATGTGCTTTTAACATAACTTCTGGGGAATAGTACTCTTCAAGATTTTTTAATACTTCTTCTTTCATCTTTTGGAATACTAAACCTAGGGCAGCTGCAAGCTCTTTTTCATATATAAATTGGAGAGTGTTATCAGCTTTAGCAGCGAAAATCTTATTATTTATCTCCATTAACTCTTTATTCAGAGTCTTTTTCGTCATCATTTAATTTATCCTCAACTTCCTCATCAATACTTTCATCTTCTTCAGGCCAAAGATTGCCTTCCATAGCTTTTAGTATACTGTTTTGTTCAAGGTAACTGTTGGTTTCACTTTCATTGAATACTTGCTCTAAAGGTTTTCCATTAATGAATCTACTGTTTAAGTAGGCATCTTCTTCATTTTCAACAGTTAAACCGAATTCATCACCAAAGTTATTAATTAAATCAAGGATTGTCATTGCACCTCTTTCAAATAGGAATTCTGCTAATTGTTGTTTCACTTTCACATCTTTTGGATCTAACTCATTAATAACAAACTTCCAATCAGTGATTTCAAAATCATTGACTAACACCATATTGATTAAGTCTTCAGCATCCTGTTTAACTGGTGCAATTGTACCATTCTTATAATTCTTTTGAGTATACTCACTGTTTGTACCATTTAGTTTTCCTGCATCTGCAATACCTAATCTTGATGGGTCAACTTGGTGAGCATGTAATATTTCATCTCTGATGTCTTGTTTGTACATTCTGAAATGACCTTCTTCAGTCTGCACAGATAATGGTGTGAATTTGATTTCAACATTACCCTCTTCAGTTTCAGATGGAATAGTAATACAAATAGCAGAATGTGGATTTTTAATGACTTCTTTGATTTGTTGGCTTATTTTGTATCTTAATGTTTGAGTTACATCATATTCTGGATTCTCAATAAGGTTTCCATCATCATCTTCAATATATGG